GGCGCGGTGCCCTGTTTGAGCGGCTTAAGGTCATATATGTGTTTTGCCATGTGCGTTATCTCCGAGTGTGCCGGGCAACCAGCCGGGCTTCATACGTAAATACTACCCCGGCTGGTCGGACTTGTTCAAGGTATTTCAGGTTAATTCAACATTAATTCTCGCCCCGTGTTCGTGCGGTTCGAAATTGCATATAAGGACGGTCTATGGGGGGCGGTAGTTGGTTAGTCGAATTGTTAACTTGGTGTGTCACTATTTTCGTGTTAATGGCGTGTTTTGAGTTCAAGGTTGTTCAAGAAAGAGACCAGACCGGTACAAAAGTGAATGTGGTCTGGTCCCTTGTCGCACAAGGGTGACCGGACAGACCAGACTATAAACGGCAAATTAGGGAAAGTGTGTTTTGTTAACTAGGTGTTAAGCGCTACGGGTGGGCGGTTAACATACCAGGGGGCTTACCTAATTTTGTGCAAATGGTCCGGTCTGTCTGGTCCGCCTTGTGGCACAAGGGACCAGACCACATTGGTAAAACCGGGGGTCTGGTCTCTTTCCTGAACTACCTTGAACAGACCAATCGAACCTGGCGTGTATCTGCTGCGCTTCATACGTGTTCCGGGATATTCAGCTGTGTTCATTGGTACGTAAGGTTGCCGCGTTGTTTGACTGTTCAAGCGTGTTCAAGCGTGTTCAAGCGTTTATGTGTGCGTGTTTACCCCTGTGTATGTGAAAACCGCCACCCCCTGGTGCATACACGAACAATCGGCAAATATTCTGAACAACCTGAACTACCTTGAACAACCTTGAACATGCTGCGCGCTACTGCGCGTAGTAGGTGTGGGCGTGGGCGGAACAGCCCACGGGTACACGGTTTCACGTATTGCGTGTGTGCGTACAGCATGTGTGCGTACACGTAAGACGTACAGCCCGGGCGGTGTTGCACGTGCGCAACATTACGTAACACTGCGTACACGGTACACGTGTAGCCGCTCTACGTACAACGTTGTACGTGTAGTACGTACTACGTAGTACGTATACATACGCGCCTGTGCGCCTGTGCGCGTACACGTGCGCACGCACATGTGCGCCTGCGTGCGTAAAACCAGCACACAGCCTAGCGTGTAGGTGTATGGGGTACCACGTGCTTACGCTATACGCCCTACGTAGTACGTGGGCGTACAGGCTAGCGTGTTTACGCGCGCACGCGCGCCTGAAAGAATTCTTATGTTCCTGGGGTAGCCCAACCCAAATCGTGTCGCCTGTCAACGTGGAGAATGGGCGCACACGAAATCCCCAAAATTTTTCAAACTTAACTTGAACTACCTTGAACTACGTTGAAGTAAAACTATTTACGGGCGCCGGTCAACAAACCTTGTTGACAGACGGGGCACCAACGCGCATAATTACAGTGCGTTCGTTATCTCCGAGGCACAGCGCACCAGAAAACACACCGGCACGCCCAACAGTGGTAACTGGTGTGTTTTCTTTTACTACGTCTAATGCTATAACAGTGGTGGCAGCGGTGCTGCAATACACACTACATAGGTATATACGTATGAAAAAACTTGTGCGACCTGAGAGGGGCGGCGGACGCAACCCTAACCCCGTCTATATTGCCGAAGTATACGGCGAGATTAACGTAATGAAGAACGGAGTACTGCAACCTGTTGCATATGAGTACTCGTTCAAGTTCCTACACAGCATGCTACAGGAACGGTCCGCGCTGTCCATCTTCAAAAACGAAGTGGCGCCTCTCCACTTCCCGCAGCTGTTCCCCGGCTTCCAGGCTGTGCTCACTCACTACCTACGTGAAGTACAGTGCCCCGAAGACCCGCGCCGCGTAGCGGAGAACCCTGTTCTACTTAACCGCGTAGGGTTGATTGAGTTCATCGACGACTACGGGCTACCGGTGGAGGCGCCCCTGTATCAAGACGACGACCAGCTACGTCAAGCAGTCTTGGACTGCATCGACGATGAAGAGGTGTTTGTAATCCAGCAGCGCAGACGCAAAGAGAAGTACGGTACGTCCGCCGAAGTGCGCGCCGCGTTGATGGAACTAAACCCCATCCCGACACTGGCGCAAGCCGCAGAAGCCCGCGCCGCTATGGCGGTCAAGGAAGCAGAAGCGTCCCTAGTGCAGGCGTCCGCGCCGGAAGAGGTAGCACCGCCCGCACCACCCGCACCACCCGCACCACCCGCACCACCCGCAGTGCAGCCGGACATGGAAGTACTTAACGAAGACCTGTCCGCCAGTGCACCGCCAGTCGCCGTAAAGGGCGGTAAGAAAGGCAGCAAAGCGGAAGCGGACGAAGTATAGGACGGCGGGCAGAGATGGCGAACAAACCTTACGGAAAATGGTTAGACTACGTTGACGGTAAGTTAACGCCGGGGTATACAGACCCCACTACAGTACAGCAGGTAAAAGACTTCTTTCCTGCTGTACTGGCTCTGCCCTACGAACCACAGAAAGTACACGGCGAGGTACCACCAGAGGAAGAGAAGCTACGCGGGCTGACTGTAGGAGAAGTGATAGTTTATAGACAGGCTATGCTCGCTGCGTCTAATCCTAACGTGGTGGCGCCAGATGAAATAACCAAGGCTGCGCAGTTTGTCATAGACCGCGTAATAGGCAAGCCGAAACAGATTGTAGAGTCCACGCAGGTTAACGTCACGTATTCAGACCTGTTAGCGAAGTGGGCGAAAGAAGACGAAGAAAAGAAAGAGGAACTGCTTATGCTGGAACAGAAACAGCGCGAGCAGTGGACTGTATTAGAGTTCGACAAATACGGGCGCCCGCTGCACGCAGACACCGTGGACGCCACCATAGTAGCGGAAGACTGGGAGCAGCTGACAGATGGTATCTAACATCACAGAAGACGACATACGCGGGTCTAACGCACTACACGGTGTTCACAAGAAGCTGGCGAGTGACTTGCAATATTTTGCCCGGCGAACTTTGAAACTAATCAACAAGCGCGGCAAGATAGTTAGTGTGGAGTTTTCGGACGCACAGCTAGCCATCCACCACGCATGCGAGCACATGATAAGTGAAACAGGCTGGGTGCGCATACTTATCGTGAAGGGACGGCAACAGGGGTGCTCTACGTATGTTGCTGCAAGGTATTACCATAAAGCTATATCAATGCCCGCGACAAGAGTGTACATTCTAAGTCACGAAGCCAGTTCTACAAAAGTGCTGTTCGGAAAAGTACTAATGTATAACGAGCAATGCCCCGAACAAATCAAGCCACAGTCAGATGTTGAAAACAGAACAGAGACAGAGTTCAAGAATTATTCGCGGTACACAGTGGGTACCGCCGGTTCATCGAATACCGGACGCGGCGACACTTGCTTACTGCACCACTATTCTGAGCCAGCGTTCTATGAGAAGCCAGAAGATATTAAATCAGGCTTGGGACAAACGCTTCCCGACCTACCCGGTACAGAAGCCATCTGGGAATCAACCTGCAACGGGTACAATTACTGGCGGACAGACGTGTACTCTGCTATCAAGAAGCAGGGAATATACACAATACACGTATACAGAGATGAGCACGGCAAGCGCAAGTGTAGGCTGATATACAAGCGCAACGGAAACGAAGGACAATACCGCGTTATCTTCATTCCGTGGCACATATCAGAAGAGTACCGGCTGCCAGTGCCAGAAGGCTTCAACATAACAGAAGAGGAAGCAAAGCTAAAGAAACTCTACGACCTTGATGATGAACAGCTAGTATGGCGCAGAGCTAAAATAGAGTTCTTCAAATCAGAACGTAAGTTTAAGCAGGAATATCCGTTTACTGTAGCCGAAGCGTTCCAGCAGTCCGGTGCGTCGTTCTTCAATCCGCTGGACATACAGCGCGCCATGCAGTCTAAAGTTACGGCTAGCTATGGTGCCACCATACTTGGTGTGGACGGAAGTGCTGGCGGCGATGAAGCCGACCGCGCAGTGATAGTTAAAAGACGCGGTAGGCAGATGATATGGAAACGTGTGTACTACAACCACACGCAGATACAGATAGCCGCTAAGGTAGCCGACCTGCTAAACGACCCGCTTGAACAGATAGATAAAGTGTTTGTAGACAGGGGGTATGGTGACGCAATAGTAGAGTGTTTGCGTAACCGGGACTTCGGACCGGACCTAGTGGAAGCTGTGTCGTTTGCTGCTACTCCACGGGACGAACAGTATTTGAATCTTCGCGCAGAGATGTTCCACTCACTCAGGGACTGGCTAGCCAACGAGCTAGAGCAGGTGTCTATACCGGACGACCCGGAAATAGAAATTGACTTGATGATGCTGCCGGACGTAAAAGAAACGGATACCGGGCGCAAGAAGTTCCCCAAGAAGAGGGAAATAAAAGACGCCAACGGCGGCATGTCTCCTGATATATTAGATGCATTGGCGCTTACGTTCGCATACCCCGTTAAGGCTAGGTACGATGAATCCGGCGTAGCGGAACGGCAAAGGAACTCAGATAGGCGCATGCCGCCCCCTGTCACCACGGGGCTAAGAACAAGACAGAGAACAGCCCGCGACAGTAGGAGAATGGAATATGGGAGCGATAATACCAATAGCGTTAGGTGTTGGAACAGCCGCAATAGGGGCTATGCAAGCGTCTCGCCAGCGCTCGCAGCAAAACGCTATAATGCAACAGAACCAGATGCAGCAACAGCAACAAATGCAATACGCCGCTATGCAACAGCAAATGGCAAACCAGCAGTATATGCAGCAAAAGCAGCTTGATGCTGAACGCCAGCAGCAAATGGCGAACATGCAAAAGGCTACTATCCCTGCGGGCGATGGTAGCCTAAAAGGCTTGAATACGATAGCCACGTCCCCATTAGGGGATACGAGCGACCCGTATCAAGGTAGACAGAAACTGTTAGGAGGTTAAACATGTCTGGACTATTTGGGGGTGGGGGTTCGTCCAAGAAAGCCGCCCAACAACAACAGATGCAACAGCAGCAACAGCAAATGCAAATGCAAATGATGATGCAGCAGTCGCAACAGCAAATGCAGCAGCAACAGGAAATGGCTCGAAAACAGATGGAAGAGAGCCGCATGCAGATGGAAGCGGAGCGGCAAGCCATGCTGGAGAACTCTAAGAAGTCCAGCGGCAGTTTCTTCGGCGCCCCCACAAGCGCGTTCCTGTCCGCCGACGGCAACCCACGTAATACATTCTTAGGGGGATAAACACTGTGACTAAGGAACTGCCCGACTTGTTTGAGTCCGAGAAAGACAAGCAGCAAAGATACAAGAGAATTGTAGGCATACTGAAAACGCGCCACAGTAAACTTGAATCATCCAAACAACCCTGGTTCTCTCTGTGGTCTTACGTATCCGAGTACGTAATGCACCGTGAGAGAAACTTCCATGCGCAAGCAACGCCGGGCAAGTTCCTCACAGCAGATGTATTTTCTAGCATACCGGCTAAGGCGTGCTACAAAGCAGCTGCGCTAATCGTCGGCATGATATGGAACAGCAGTAGCCGCTCGTTCGAACTGCTACCGCCGGACGACATGCCGGAAGAACTGCAACAGCAGGAAGAAATAAAAGAATGGTACCGCCGTGCATCTAAGCGGGTGCATAGACCATTCGAAAGTTTGGAAAGTGGTTTCGTAGTCAGGCTCACAGAAGCCATACACGAAGCGACCGCCTACGGCACTGGCGGGTTACTGTGTTTCCGAAACAGAAAAGACAAGAGCACGTCTGTTAAATTCAGATGCGTTAACGTCAAACGCAGTTGTATAGACGAAAACGCAGAAGGCATAGTGAATACTATATTCACAAGGTATTGTTATTCTGTGCGCCAGTTCGTGCACCAGTACGGTGAAGATAACGTGTCTCCGCAGGTGCGCAAGAAGTACAGAGAAGGTAAGAGTCTGGAAGACTTGGTACACGTAGTACACGTCATAGAAGAAAAAATAAACACAAGTTCTAAGGCGTCGTATGAGGAAGACGGTAGCGAAGATATGCCGGTGTCGTCTATCTACTACGAAGAACAAACAGACTGGGTTATAGAAAGTTCGGGCTTTGAGCAAATGCCCGGGGGCGTGTTTCGTTTCTGGAAGCACGAAGAGGAAGTGTACGGACGCGGACCAGGAACAGAAGCGTTGCCGGACATTCTTACCCTTAACGCTATGGAAGAAACACTGCTTATAGGCGGTGAGCGGATGGTGGACCCGGCTACGTGGTCTTGGGACGATGGGTTTATGGGCGGTGGCACAATAAACAAATCAGCAGGCGCCAATAACCCGCTACGCGTCCCTACGGGCGGCAGAACGTCCGGCTTTACTGGTCAGCCTATGGGGGCTATATTTTCTGTCGGTGACTTGACCCCGCAGCAGAAGCAAGCGGAGCAGAAGAAAGCGGACGTGTATGATGCGTTCTTCCTCGATGTGTTGCAAGAATTAGAGTCTCATAGAATGACTCTTGGGGAGTACCAGATGCGCGCTAACGATAGATTTACAGCGCTTGTTCTCCTGTTCCTGCGTTTGATAGCAGAACTGCTAGAGCCGTCCATTAACAGAGTGTTCAACATAGAGCTATCAGAAGGAACACTTGGTGTAGTACCGGATTCGCCTAGGCATAAGGCTATGCTTGCTAACGGCATACCGCAGTCCGAGATATACATGATACCGCAGCCGGTGGCTAAGTTGATGCGCGAAGGGTACGACGTGTATAAAACCAGGTACCTAACTTACGCTGCAAGAATGTTCCACCAACAAGAGGTACAGGGCGTGGTGGCGATGATGCAGGACGTAATGGAGGTATCTAAACTCAATCCGCAGATATTAGACATATTCAACTGGGAGCGAGTGATTAAGATACTTCAAGAACGTAGAGGCGCACCGGAAGACGTTGTTAAGACTATGGAGCAGATAGCAGAGATGCGTAAGCAGAAGGCTGCTGCTGAGTCTAAGATACAGTCCATGCAGGAAGCGCAGATACAAGCGGAAGTGCAGAAAGATGCATCACAGGCTGCTAAGAACGCAGCCGCAGCAAATGCGCTACCAATAGCAAAGTTGGTGTAACATGAAGAACCTACAAGAGTGCGAGCAGCACGAGCTACCGAAAGCCATACAAGACTGCATTGAGGAAATTGCCAACACAGATGCGGGCATAGTATTTCTACAATACATGCACGCCATATGTGGCTACTCAAGACCTAGTGTAGTGTTAGACGCCACCGGAAAGGTGGAGCACGAAGCTACTCTAGCAAACGAAGCACGAAGGCTTCTGTACATAGAGATGCGAAAGTATATACCAAGAGAGAAACTAATTGCGGTCGAGCTGCCGGACTTAGACTCACCTAAACCTATCCAAGACAAGCTCACAGTGAGGGAAAAGATAAATGCCAGAAGAGAACATGAACGGAACACAGACTACGACCACGACCGCACCGGCGCAGCAAGCCCCGGCAGGAAACGAGTCAGGCAGTACGACACAGACAACGCAGACAACGAGTAGCGGCGATGATAGTTTTGGGGCTGTTCGTGGTGGTCTGTTTGGTGACGGGGCGGACGACCCGGTTACTCCGTCGGCAACCAAGACGGTAAGCGGGTTCACCGTACCTAAAGAGTACGAAGATAAGCCGTGGGTAAAGGAACTTCTTAAGAACCAAGACCCGCACACTGAGCTGTTCAAGCAGCACGAACATGTGCAGAAGATGCTAGGAAGTCGCGGCGTAACCGTACCCGGCGAAGGCGCCCCGCCGGAACAGGTGAGAGAGTTCAGGAAAGCGCTAGGCATACCGGAGAAAGCCGAAGACTACGTAATAAACAACACTGCGTGGAGTGACGCGGAGAAGCCGCTAGGTGAGATAATCGACAAGGGAAGAAACCCCAAGATTATGCAAGCGGTAAAAGAGTCAGCCCTGAGAAACAACATACCCAAGGCGGCCCTAGACAACCTGGTACAAGATTTCGAACGGGCGCAGGCTGTCCACCAAGGGGAAGAACTGGCGCGTATCCGGCAAGAAGAGGCGCAGCTAGGCATGGACTTTGCACAGCTAGGGCAGCAGCTGTTCAAAGATAAGTACCCGCAGGTCATGGCTACTGCCTCCCAACAACTAGCCAAGTACGTTCCGCCGCAGGTACAGCCGCTGCTACACTCGCTGGACAATAAGGCTTTGATGGTAGTGGCTGCCGTAGCAAACGGCATATACCAGAGACACCGTACCGAAGATTCGTTTGCTGAGTCCGGGCTTAAGTCTACTATGGGCGACCCTAGCACTATGAGAGAACGGGCTATGGAGTTAATGGCGCGCCCAGAGTACAAGGACAAGAATAGCAGCGTGTATAAGCAGGTTGTCGATATGTTCAAAGAGATGGACCGCCTAGGGGTCCGGCGCTAACTACACTACGTAGGTATAGACAACTACTCCCCGTCATGGTTCAATATCCTTGACGGGGAGTATCGTTTTATATCGGCGGTGTCCGTCTAAACCTGTAAGACCAGGCAGAGTGTCCGGCGTGCCGGGGAGTACTCGAAAACAGTTTTCACACAATTTGAGGAACGAACAGTGGCGCAAGAAACTGTAAGTAATTGGTACGTAGAGATGTTCCGGTCCCAGGTTCACCTGGTCTCTGCACAAACCAAATCAAGGCTAGAATCAATCTGCGAAATTATACCGGATGAAAAGGCAGAAACCGGCTGGTACGAATCCGTAGGAAACGTATCGTCTAGGAAACTAACGCAGCGCATGTCTCAAGTGCAGTTCCAGTCTGTGAACCACATGCGCAGGAAGCTCAGCAAAGATGAGTTCGCTATTGAAATTCCAGTAGCAGAGCGGGACATCGAATCTGTTCTAGCTGACCCTAAATCAATCTACATCCAACGTGCTGTAGAAGAGATGAACAGACGCAAGGACAGGCTAATCATGGAGGCTGCCGTAGCCGACGTGTACACCGGTCAGCAAGGCGCTACCACCCTTACCGCCGCAAGCGATGGGGTGCTTACCGTCAACGCTACCGGCGGTTTGACCTACAGCAAAATACAGGAGATTAACGCCAACTTCATCGATAACGAAGTCGGCAACGAATCACCTATCAGAAAAGTGCTGCCTATTTCCGGCGACGAACACACCGCCATCATGAACATAACCAACTTCATTAGTGGAGATTTCACCCGCAACAAGCCGGTAGACGGCGGAATGGTTGATGAAGTATCCGGCGTGGAGCTGATTAAGTTCGGCGCTAACGGAAACGGAAACGGTGGCAGCGGCGCGATTATCCCCGTAACTGGTGGAGTTCGCTACTCTGTAGTTATCGCACAGGGTGGTGTGGCTCTGTGGATTGCCCGCGACATCACAGTAGAAGTAGAAAAACGCCCTGACTTAATTAAGACCTGGCAGATTATCGTAACCATGTCAGGTGGCGCTACCAGAACAGAAGGCACCTTAGTTCAGAAGTTCAACACTACTGACTAATACACGGTAGCCTGCACGTTCGAACGCAAAAGTAATTTAGTCAGTAGTCAAAAGAGAGGATAGACAATGGCAGTAGTTGATACTTACGTACAACCTTTTGCCGTAGCCAGCAGCGAACGGGTTACAGAAAACTGTGACCCGCTGTTCGGCACCGGCAAGAAAGTACACGCACTGTTCAATCAGTTTACGGTAGCCGCCGCAGACGATAACGGTTCGGTGTACAGAGTGTTCCGCCAGGTACCCGGTGACTTGCGGTTCTTGCAAGCCGCACTAGCTAACGAAGCCATCACCGGCGGCACACAATTCAGCTTGGGTATCTACCGTCCTGGTATCGGCGGAGCGGTCATCGATATCGATGCGTTCTGCCTTAACCAAGACCTTTCGGCGGCAAGGGCGTCGCTGTTCCCTGGTGTGGCGCTTAACGCCGGTAACCTGGTAACCATCGGAAACATAGGTAAGAAACTGTTCGAACTCGCCGGGCATACAGACTCTAACAGACTGTCTGCCTATGACATTTGCTTGACCGGTACCACTGTCGGCACCGCCGCTGGTATCGTCGCGCTTATGATGCTGTTCGCAGCCGAGTAAGACAGAAGTACACTCTCACTAAGGATAGGTAGAGCCATGACACTCCCCGCCGGTAAAGTAGCGATATGCAACATAGCACTAGACTATATCGGCGGGGAGCGTGTGGCTAACATAGACTCACCTACTACCGATACAGAGATGATAATGTCCAGGCAGTACGACACAGTACGCCAGGAAACACTAAGAGAGTACGTTCCGAACTTTGCAAAACTCAGGGCGAGCATACCCCGCGTAAGCACCACACCGGAGTTCGATTTCACAGACGCGTATCAGCTACCTAATAATTTTATACGCCTGCTGTCCGTCGGCGGCAGCAGCGAAGAGTACCAGTTCGAAACCGGACAGTACGACCTGTCAGAAAACTATTTACTCGCCAACAATGGCGGCGAGAGCAGCATAGACATACGGTACGTGGCGGACATAGAAGACGTTAGCAAATGGGACTCCGGTTTCAGGTCGCTGGTTTCTATAAAACTGGCTATAGCCGTGTGCGTCCAGATAACAGACGATGCAAGGAAAGCCGCATACCTAACTGGTATGCTGGAAAAGCGTATGCCTACAGTGCTTGGGGTAGATGCGCAGGAGAAGCCGCCTATAGTCATTAACCGAAGCCCCATACTTGCGCGAAGGCGCGGGTATAGGTCCGGCTCAGCAGACAGAGACACACGCTACCTGGATTTCAGCTAATGCCTAAGATAAACAAAATATTCCTAAACCGCACTGGCGGCGAGATTGCAAACGAAGTGCAGGGCAGAATAGACTTGCCCATTTACCAGAAAAGCGCGGACCTAATAGAAAATTTTATATGTATGCCAGAAGGCGGCATAGACTATAGAACCGGCACAGAGTTTGTAAAATTTACCAGGCAGAATAAAACCCCTTGGCTGTTTCCGTTTGTGTTCAGTGATGAACAGGCGTACTGCCTGGAGTTTACAGATAAGAAGCTGCGGTTTAAGTATAACGACGGCGCGCTGCTGGAGTCCGCCAAAACAATAACGGCTATGACGAACGCCAACCCCGGCGTGTTTACGTCTAACTCGCACGGTTTTTCAGACGGGGACGAAGTGTTCCTGTCTGGTCTTTCGTACCTGGATAACATAAGCGGGCAGTTCTACACAGTGGCTAGTGCGGCTACTAACACGTTTACGCTTGTAGATTGCTTCGGCACCGCACTTGATACCACTTCTGTAGGTTCGTATACATCCGGCGGGACCGTAGCGCGTGTGTATCAGATAGACACTCCGTATGAAGAACGGGACTTACCGTATCTGCAAGTAGCGCAGAGTGCGGACACTATGTACATATCGCACCGTAACTATAAGCAGCGCAAGCTAAAGAGGCTTAAGCACACAGAGTGGACGCTGGGCACATACACTATTACCGGCGACCCGTTTGTAAGCACGGTTAAAAACATTACCGGGGTTACGCAGGCTAACCCCGGCGTTGTTACGTCTAACGCTCATGGTTTTATAGACGGTCAGCTGATATTCATAGAGAGTGTCGGCGGAATGACGCAGCTCAATAACAATTTTTATACAGTCCGAAACGTGACTACTAACACATTTACGCTAGAGACACGTAGCGGCACAGCCGTTAATACGTCATCGTATACAGCGTACACCTCTGGCGGAACGGCTACAACACCGGACAAATACCCGCGCGCGGTTTCGTTTACAGACGCCGGGCGACTTGTGTTCGGCGGAACATTTGCAAACCCTAGCACACTGTTCTTTAGCGCCGCGCCGTCCGCCGGTAATACAGACTACGACAACTTTACGCAGGGCGGTACCAGCGCTACGTCTCCTGTAACTATAACGCTTGCTGCGGCACAAGGCAAGGTAGATATCATTCAGTGGATTTCCAGCACAAGTAAGTTTCTTGTGGTCGGAACATTCAGTACGGTTAGGCGTGTGTTTGGCTCTACGGAGGCTAACTCTGTTACTGCTACAGATGCTAACGCTAAGTCTGTCAACACATATGGATGTGCACAGATTATACCTGTAGCGAACGGTGACGTAATGTTCTACGTACAGCGCGCCGCAAGAAGAGTGCGTAGTCTTGAGTACGACTTAACCGTAGACGGCTACACAACAATAGACCGCAACCTGGTAGCAAAACACTTAACCGTATCTGGTATCAAGCAGCTACAGGAGCAGCAGGGCGACCCGGACCTTATATGGGCGAGCAAGACAGACGGCACGTTAATGGCGCTCACGTATAAACAGAAAGAAGACATATCCGGCTGGTCAAGACACTACCTTGCAGGCTCGCACACGAACACCAACGGAATAACCATAAACACCGGCAAAGTTATAAGTATGGCTGCGCTACCCCGTTCGTCTAACGTGGACCGGCTGTGGTTCTGCGTGGAGCGAGTTATAAACGGACAGACCATGCGATGCATGGAATATCTAGCCGACAAGATTGATTTCGTAGACAGAAAGAATTTCTACACTTACGACGAAGACACGTCTTATGAAGACGCAGACGATATCCTGTGGGAAAACGCCATATACGAACAGCAAAAGAACTGCGTGCACTTGGATGCGTCTGCGCTGTACGACGGTTCTGCATACGGTACGGAAGCGTCCGCCAGCGTGACCCCCGGCGTAACTGCGCTAAACAGTAGCGGTACTTTCACCGCCAGTGCCGCTGTGTTTACATCAAGCATGGTGGGCAGAGAGATATGGCGGAAATACGACGAACGCGGCACAGGTGGCGGACGTGCGCGCATAACCGCGTACATAAGCCCCACGCAAGTTACGTGTACTGTCATAAAAGCATTTACGTCGGCTAGTGCCATGTCTGCGGGAAACTGGTACTTGACCACAGACACGGTTAAAGGGTTGAAGTATTTAGAGGGGCAGACAGTAACCATACTGGCGGACGGCGCCACGCACCAAGACAGAACGGTAGCTAACGGGCGGATAACGCTACTCAGCCAGCACAGCAAGGTTCGTGTGGGGCTGCGCTATATCGGCAGGTACCGGGGGCTGAACATAGACGCCGGTGGCGTGTCCGGTCCGGCTGTGACTAAGAAGCGCAGCATAATATCCATGGCGTTCAACCTGTTGAACACGCTTGGTATTCGCATAGGCACTACGTTCTACAATACTCGCGCTCTTATATTTAGGACGGGCGGGTCTGTAGGAAGTAGACCACAGCCACTGTTCACCGGCATTAAACACCAAGGCTTCACAGACGGGTATAGTGATGAGGATAAGCGGACGGTTATAATTCAGGCTACGCCGGTACCGGCTACCATATTGTTCGATGACGTTAGGATGCGCACCACAGATGAACAACAGCCATAGCATAATACAGTTCCACCCGGAGCACATGCGCCTACTGGTTATGAAGCCGGTAGAGGCAAGGCTGCTTGACTGGGAGTACCTCAGCGCGCAGATTGCTAGTGCGGGGGCGGCGCACACGCTGTTCATAGACGGGCGTGTGGTAGCCGTGTATGGATTCGTAGAGCGGTTTCCGGGCGTAATAGTTGTGTTTGTGGTGCCGTCTGTATATGTGTCGAAGTATCCGGTTATCGTTTTTCGCCACACTTGCAGAATGTTGAATAACCTTGAAGAAACTATAAGACCGCTGCACCGCATAGAAACTATGGCGTTCGCTTCTGCGGACATAGACAAGTGGATGGAGCGGCTAGGGTTCGTGTGCGAAGGCGTGCATAAGAACTGGTCGCGGGACAAAGACACGTTTAAGACATGGGCGAGGTACATAGAATGAGCAGTATCGGGGCATCTGGCGGAGCTGCATTTAACGGCGCATTGTCTGCAAGCACTGCGCTATTCAGCCTGTTCGGCGGGAAAGGTTCATCCACAAGCGCATACAACCCGGGCGCCATGAACATGATGTGGGGGCTACAGGACAAGAATATACAGAACGAGCAGGATGCGCTAAACGCGCAGGCAGACATAGCGCTAAAAGAGTCAGCACGTCGGGCAGCCAAAGTAGCGCGTGAAGGAAAGCAATACCGGGAACAGCAAGCGGCTACGTACAACGCTTCCGGCATACTTCTTGAAGGTTCCCCTATGGCGGTGCTGAACGAGACAAGGAAACTGGTGCATGAGGAAATAGACGCCATATCCGAAAGCGGGGCGGCGCAAGCAGACCTGTTCAGGCGTAAAGCTATGATAGTCGGCAACGAAGGGCGCGCCGCACTTGTCGGACAGCGTATGCAGTTCGAAACGGACCAGGCAGTATCTAAGGCGCAGGAGATAGGGCAGCGTCCGAACTTCGCGCTACAAGCTGCCAGTTTCATAAACTCCATGTATTCCGGCGGCGGGTCTAAGCCATACAGTCCGTACAGCCCGTCCGCGCCCGGAGCGTCCGCCAGTTCGTTCGGGGCTTCGGGAAACATAGCCGGGGCTAATTACGGACCGGGCTTTGCATACAAGCCGTACAGCGGGTTCAACTACGGGGATGACTACTAATGGGACGCGTCACGCCATACCAGCAGAGACAACTTGAATCGAGTCTTGTAGGAACGCCGGGGGTGGATAACTCCGGTTCAATCCTGGCGGGTGCCATGGCTAATTCACAGAGCCGGTTAGCGTCTGCAAGCAACGCCGTTAACGCAAACGCTAACCGGCAGATGGAAGCCCTGGGAAATTTTGCCATGGCTAACTTTGAACAGGAGATGCGCACAGCCAGGCACGTAAAGCGCCAGGCTGAGTTGGCGCAACAGAAATACAATGCGGATACAGAAGTAGCTAACACCGGCACGCAGCTAGCGTCCCGTATGGTGGACCTGGAAGCGCGTACACGTAAAGAGTTCGCCACAGATCCAAACGCCGGTATAGAAGAGTTCAAGTCCAGGGCGGAAGACCTGCGCGATGAAATTATAGGGTCCGCCGGTAGCGACCAAGCTAGGCTCGCGCTGCGTAAAGACTTCGGAACTAAGTTCGACACAGCAGTCCAGCGCATGTCTAACTGGGCGCTTGAACAGGATACCATAGTAGGTTTCAACAAACTGAACAGCAATGCTGTAGCTGTTCGGGGTACCCTTGAAGGCGTTCCGGTTGGCGACATAGACATGGCGCGCAAGCATTTGGACCAGTGGCAAGCGGATAACAACAGCGCCATAGGCATGTACTACGGCAAGGGCGCCGCAGACTTCATAGTCAAAACTAAGACGGACGCTATGAAGGGTATGCTCAGCCGGTGGAGCGAAGAACAGCCGGGGTACATCCACCAGCTGAAAGAGCAGGGCAAGCTGCATACCCTTGTGTATCAGGACGACGCCCGCAGTCTTCTTGCACAAGATAGAACAAACATGAACATCCTTGAAGAAACTAGAAAGGATGAGGCGGTAAAGGCGCACTTGTCGGATTCTTTCAAGGTGGAAGAACTGCGGAAGTATATAAGCCAGAACGCGGAAAGCAACATGCCGGAAAGCGTTAAGGGCGTCAAGCAGCTATACGAGCTGCTGGACAAACAGCAGAGCTTGCCGCAGGAGCAGCGCGACTTGCAATTCGAACGGTACCTTAACGGTACCATTCAGTCCGCGTTGGCGAACAACCAAAGGCTGCGCAACACACTTATAACGCAGCTGCGGGACGACGTTAACTACAATAGACTCGTGGCTATAGACGAACAAGTTTTCGAAAACAAGCAGCGCGCCGACGTGCGGCAGCAGGAGGAAGACTTATACCGAAGTGATGAGTCAGTTGCTATACGTCGGGACATAATGGTAGAGCTGGATAACATGAAGTCAGCTCTAAATAACGCAAGCAAGGGCGACGTAGTTGGCAGCAGTGGCGTAAACGGCAGGTCGCTACAAGCATTGCAGAAACGCATAGTACAGGCGTTCAACGACAAGCGTCTGAGTGAGTCTGACATGCGCGGGTATACGGAAAAGGTGAGCACGCTAGCCGACGCCATATACGACCAGAACAAAGACAAGAACAGCTTCTTTAGCATGTTCCTAGACCACAGTTCTAGCGGACCTAGTGATAATTTACTGCGTGCAGTAGGCGTACCAAGAACGGGCGCGGACGGCAAGCCGTCCATGGAGTACCTACAACTGAAAGACGCGGTAGACAAGAAACTACAAGAGGCGATTAAGAGGCAGAACATACCCCCTGGCGCCATACTAAACCCAGCAGCCAAAAACGCCATGTGGGCTAATGCGCAGTTCGAAGTACTAAAGGATTACGTAGGAACACGGCAGGCTATTAACAGCATGTCTGTTAAGCCGAAAGCGGAAGCTAAGCCGCCAGCGTTCAACCCAAGTGCTGCAAGACAGGCTGCTACCACGACCCTGTATGGTGGTGTTAGTTCTCCTGTATCTGGCAAGAAGGCTAAGACTAGCAGTGGGTTTGTTCCGCCGCCCCCGCCGTCCGCACCTATAATGGACAGGAACACGCTGTTACAGATGCGTGCCATGTACCAGGCTAACCTTGCGGAACTTAACGCGCAGCTAGGAGAGCAGTAATGCCGAACGATAAACCTACACAGCAGTACACTAACTTTGATGCGGATACCGGAGCAGTTAAGCCGGTTCCGCTTGGTTCCGGCGTGCAGGTGCAGGCTACACCAAACTACGCGTTACCGCATGATGCTACGTTACCTACGCCGGAAGACACATACGGGCGTGACAGCGGCATGGACCTAAACGCCATAATGAATAAGTATGTCACCGTATTAGGTGCACACTACAACAAAGCGGACCAGGATATAGCAGATGACTTCGAATACTTCAACGCTGTTACGGGCGGTACCACTTTTGAGGAAGTTAGAAATAGAGTACACGCCAGGGGCGAGCTAGCGCAACAGCGCGTAGTTAACGCGGAAACTATGGTATCACCAGAAGACTGGGTAAAGTACGTATACCCGGTAGTGGATAGTCTTCCGTACATGAAGCATGTAATGGAGGCAAGCGCAGCCGGGTCCGCCACTGTAGGTCTTGGTGCAGCGGCTGTCGGCAGCGTAGCCGGTCCGTTTACTGCGGGCACCGCCGGTGGTATCGGTATAGTGTATGGTGGTCCGGCTGCTGCGTTTGGATATTCTGCGGCACAGGGTACCGGGCGTAAGTACAGAGAGTTAAGAGAAGCTGGCGTACCGGACATGCGCGCTAAGCAGCTGGCCGCTAACGCTGGGTTGTTCCACGGTGCCATAGAAGCTGCGCAGACTGTACTACTGACTAAAGGCTTTACTACCGCCTTCGGCGCGGTTCTTAAAACCCCATACGGAAAAGAGATGATTAAGAACGCCGTAGTAAAGTTTGCGGCTAATGCTGGTCTGGAGGGGTTAGAAGAGGCTAGCGACCAGATAGTATCTATGTGGATTGATGAGATAGCTAGCGGAGAGTTTAACATAGCTAGCCTACATGCATCCGGTGAAAAGTGGGCGCTTAAAATAGCGGAAGCATTTCTGGTAGGTGCTGCGGTAGGTGGCACCATGCGTGGTATCGCCGGCGGTCTTGGGCACGTCACCGGAAAGATAGTAGACAAGGCTACGCTGGGCAAAGGTACGTTTGAAGAAACAGGCAAAGCTAACTGGGCGGACGACATGCGCACAGTGCTTAAGGCGTACAAGGACGTTGCTAAAGCGGAAGCCGAACCGGAGCTTAAGCCTGAACTTGCTACTACGCTTAAGCAGGTATTGGAGCGTGGGGCTAAGGCAGAAGCGAAGCGCCTACAGGGGCGCGTGGAAGATATACAGATAGGAGTAACAGAGGGGGCGGTAAGTAAGGAAACTACCGGACTTGCTGCTGCCGTGCAGGAATTAAAGGACGCGAAAGAAGCGCTAAAGGAAAGCCGGAAAGAGAAAGCCGCAGCTGCTGCCGACATGCGCGCAGTGCCGGATGGCGAAGACGTACCAGCGGACGTTAAAGCTAAGTATGAATTGTCGGTAGAGAAAGAGAAAGTAGCTAAAGACGATTATGATGCGGCTAAACTGGACGTAGCTAAGTGGGAGCTGGAAGAACAGCTAAAGAACGGCAACCCGTCCGATGAAGTGCGCGCCACCATCAATAAAGAAATAGACCAGCTTAGAGCGGCGCACAGAAACATAAAGAAACGAATTGCCCGCGAAGCCGCCGAAGCGAAAGTAGAAAAGATAGACAACAAGATAAGTGCACTTGTAGAAAGACGCGTAGAACTTGCTAAACAGCACAGGTCGAAAGTAAGCGGGTTAAAAGACGAACTTAACGACGCTGGCGCCGGTCTGAGTAAAGCGGAGCGCAAGCAACGCAAGCGAGAACTGGATACAGAGTTTGCTGTAGCTGACAGTAAACTAAAAGCGCGCATAGATAACTTGCGGTATAAACAGTCCGCCATCAACGCGTACATAGATGTTATAAAGTCTGACTTGCTGAGCGTTAAGCAGATAAAGCGGCTGCGCAATACTCTTGAGTCCGCGGACGTTACAGAGCTAATGCAAGAAGCTATAACAGCTATACGGGAAACCGGACGCGATGTAGCGTGGGCTGCACGTGCAGACATAAACAAGAACAGGCGCATACTCAAAAACCTAATCCAGTTTTCCGGGCTGTCGTGGGATGACCAGAAAACTTTTATGCTACAGGTTGATAAGGTTGATACCGCTGCGGACCTGAGACGCATAATGGAAGACCGCACCATAACACATACCCCCGGCACTAAAGAGTACGCTAAGAACGGACCTACATCTACCGTTAAAGGTTTCGCAACCCGCATAGCAGAACTACTAGAGCAACGGAATAAAGAACGTGCGCTAGCCGGGTTACTTAGCGTAGTGGAGAAAGGAAGACCGGCGGGGTCTGGAAGCAGCAAGAAAAGTAAGTTCGGCTTCACTACAGAGCTGCAAGACATATTCGACATAGCGCATAAGCTGCTTAACCCGGACAGAAAGAAAGACGCTAATGGAAAATTAGAGTCATGGGCGAGCGCACATAGGCGCGCAGTAACAGATGCGCTTACCGCATACGCCGACGAACTTAGCAACACAGAGCCGGGCAGTAGCGGCACCGTAGACCTGGACACTGAGCTTACTGCCATAGTAGCTGAGCTGATAGGGGATGTAACTACGAAGTCCGCCGAAGAGATAGACGCGCTGTCTAAAGCACTTACGCTTAGCGCTAAAGCCGGTAGGGTCGAACGCATACAAGAGATAATGGAGCTGCGCGCTAAAATAGCCAAGGCGCAGAAGCAGATAGCTGCGGCTATCCGTCCTGACATGGCGGAGGAAGAGATAGAAGACTGGACGCGCCCACACGGCGAGCTTATAAATCCTGACCGCGACGCCATAGGTAAGCGGTTAAAACGTAGTCTTAAAACGTTGGGTAAAACTACATTTTCCTGGGAGGGAAAACTAGATATTCTGTTGCAGAAAATATCCCCGGAAGCACGCGAAAGCATAAAGGAAATTCTGAACGCCGGACGCGTAGAGACTAAGAAAGCCAGTCTTGAGCGTAAGTACCTGGAAGAGATGCACGACACGATATCGGAAGTGACCGGACTTACAACGCAGCAGGTAATGAAGCACGCAATACAGTCCACCAGAAAGAAAATAAGCATATCGTACTACCAGCCGGACGGGACGCCCACCACTACTAAGATGTCTGTGGCGCACGCGCAAGACTTGTTGGCTATGCTGCGCGACCCGGACCTGCACGACGGTCTTACTTTCGGAAACGGTCTTACGCTAAAAGGTGTAGAGTACGACGGCGAAGTATTCGACGCACGCAACACCACAGAAGGTGCGCTTGAACGAGCGCTAGCGGACAGCGCGCCTGGCGGGCTAGACCTGAAAGTGGTAGA